ATTGAGAATTTCATAGTTAGGTAGTAGATTTAGTTAATGTTTTCTTATAGGGTAACTATACCACAGCTTGCGGTATAAGTCAAGAGATTTTGTGTTTTTATTTTATGATTGTGAGAGCATTCAAAGCACCTGCGACATCACCGAAAAGGTGATCAAGTGATGAGGGAAAATGCAGATCGGGATGTTCATCCTTACCTGCTCTTATCATGTCCTCAACTTCGGACTCATGAACTAGATGACCGCCAGCATCTTCGAACATATCACCAACAAGGGCGATCATATCATTAGCTTCAGCGAACTCGGCAATTTGTTTTTCAGTAATTTTCATGTAGTAACTATAACACAGGTTAAGGTAAAAGTCAAGGGAAAAAGTGTTTTTATTTTGTTTTTTTATTGGCTGTCCTTCTCGATGAAGAACCAACCAAGACCTTTACGGTCAACTTGCGCGATCCACTTCTCGCACTCTTCGCGTGTGCCAGAAAACTCGGCATCGAGAGAGTAGTTGTGGTATACTGTATATGTATTTGTTTCCATGTAGTAACTATAACATACTTTCACAGAAAAAGCAAGCTTTTTTTTCTATTTTTATGCATTTTTTTTATTAAAAAAGAACTTGACAACCCTACCCCATTTCTCAAAAAATTAGTTTGCGTTTGCGTGGCAAACTGGCGGGGGGAGTCTATTCTCAATCTATCAACGGAAAACCCCCACCCATTTGTCGGAACGTGGTAAACGGGGGTATGTTTAATATTTATTGTTTAAAAAAAATAATCAGCCCCTATAATTTGGAGTGGTTGATTTTGTTACTAAGTATGTCCCATTATTGGCGGGATTGATGTATGCGGTAGTTGCTGTGGCGTATTTGATGAAGAAGGAATATGCGTGGTGTTTAGTGTGGGTATCGTATGCTATGGCGAATTTCGGTTTGATGGTGGCGGGAAACTGAGTGTAATAAAAACAAATGAGTTTATCCTATAGCGAGTTCCCTGTTTATATTGGAGGTGCTGGTATTTCTAGTCCACCGCCAGAAGTAGACAGATATGTTCCTGCAACCCAAGCAAATGTAAATTACAATACAAATCACAGCCCCAAAAGAAAACTGGGTAGCACTATTGCTAGTAGCGATCAGTTTGGCTTTGGAGGAGCGCTTACTGCTGATATTACTGTTGATTGTGTGTTTCAGTCTGGAATGGTATCGGGATTGGATTTTTTACTAGACGCAAACCAAGATAACTATGTTACCATTCAACTTGGCAGTGGAGTTTATAATAAATGTTATGCTACAGATGTTTCTATTACTATAGATCCTTTTGCTCCAGTTACGCTTCAAGCTAAGTTTCTTTCACTGGACCCAGCTATAGATTGTAAAATTAGTGGAGATAGCAATCCTTATGCTGGAGGAGAGATTCCTTTGGATAGTGATCGCATTGCATACGGTCATACTTGCACTGTTAGCGATTCGGCTAGTATTTTAAACAACACAAACCAACAAATAAGTTTTAGTAGAAAATATGCCAGAACCCCAATTTATGGGCTTGGATCGGTAAATGCTTCTACAATGTTATTAGATGGCGTAGAAGAACAGTTAACAGTAACCTCAACAGGTGTTAATAAGCTAATTGACTATAGTGGAGAATCCCTCAACAACACTTTATCTGTAGCGGTTGCTGGTATAGGTAACACTACCTCATTTATCACTGACTTAATAAAATTTGCGGCTGGAAGCAGGGTTTTAACCCAATCCTACACAAGTCAAGGGGGAGACACTTTATCGACAACAGCTACAATAAATCAGGTCAAATTATAATTTAAGTGTAAATACATTAGTAGTATGGCACTTAAAAAATTGTCTAATATACAGTTGGAGCCCCACTTCCACCACTCGATCAAGTTTAAGAAGAGGGACTTTAAATTCACGACTCGTCAACGCAAATTCCTGTCTACACTCTTAGACCCCGAAGTAAAGATGTTCTTTGTTTCTGGACCAGCGGGATCAAGCAAGACTTACATGTCCCTTTATGGTTGTCTTCGTCTTATGGCTGAAGATGTTGAAAAAGAGTTGCTTTATGTAAGAAGTATTGCAGAAAGCGCCGACAAAGGTCTTGGTAGTCTTCCTGGAGATATGGCAGAAAAATTCAACCCTTTTCTTATGCCTCTTTACGACAAGCTTGAAGAAATTGTCTTTGAAGGTGATACGGCGTTTTTAAAACAGAAAGGTAGAATTTCTGCTGTTCCTATAAACTTCTTAAGAGGAGCTAACTGGAATAATAAGCTAATCGTTGCTGACGAAGCTCAAAACTTTACATTTAAAGAGTTAACTACTTTGATCACTCGTTTGGGAGAGGATAGTAAGTTAATTATATGTGGAGACTTCATGCAAAGCGATATTAATGGCAGAACAGGTTTTGCTGATATGTTTAATCTTTTTACAGATGAAAAATCAATGGATAATGGTATTCATTCATTTTCTTTTACGAGAAATGATATTGTTCGTAGTAAAATATTAAAATTTATCATTTCTAAATTAGAAACACACAAGAAAGTGTAATAATATAAGTATAACAAGAGCAATGTCAACGCGATAGCGGCGAGCAGCTTTTATAAAACATATAGGACAAAGACCTTGTTTATTTTTGAAAAACTAATTTTTAATCATATAAATATATAATGGCTCATTTATTTTGTCACAGTTGCGGTTACAAAATGGAATACGCTCATGCAAAGCCAAATTTTTGTGCTAAGTGTGGGCAGCAGTTAAATGTTTCTATTTCTGCCAATACCGCACAAGATACTCCTACCATACAAAAATCAGTTGTTTTGTCCGATAACGAAACTGATGCTGAATCAATTCCTGTCATTACTGACTTTCAAGTAGATTATGAAGTGTCAGATAAGCCCACTATGACTTTAGGTTCATTAATTGGAGAGCCAACCCCTTCTGAATACAAAGGGGATAGTAAAACAAGCTCCCTTAATGAATTTATTGATGAAAAGAAAAAAGAAGGGTGAATTCACATATGAAGATTTTTCTGACATCATAGATGCTGCCATTAAACGACAACAGTATAAATGGCGATTAAAAGCGGTCAGGTGGTTTGACTTTCAAGATGTAGAACAAATCATAAAACTACACATTGCCAAGAAGTGGCACATGTGGGATCAAGAGCGTCCACTAGAGCCGTGGATTGGTCGCATCATCTCTAACCAGATGCGAAACCTCATAAGAAACCATTATGGTAATTATGTAAAGCCTTGCACTAATTGCAAATTTGCAAGAGGGGATGATTGTTCTGCTACAAGGACAAAAAAACAAGATGACACCTGCAATCTTTACGCTAAATGGCAGAAGTCAAAGAAAGCAGGTTTAGAGTTAAAGATACCCTTATCCACGGAGGACTTCGTAAAAGAGGTCAGGAGTAGGGAATATAATGATTTTGATTTTAATGGTTCGCTCCAACGCTTGGATATCTACATGGAGATCAAGTTAAGCGGAACTCACTATGTTGCTTATCGAATGTTATATTTTGAAGACAAGACAGAGGAGGATGTCGCAAAATTCATGGGATACAAGATATCCCCCCAAAAAAGAAAGTTGGGTTACCGTCAAGTCAAGAACCTAAAGAAAAAGTTTCTTGAGGTAGCCTTAGAAATACTAAAAGACCACGATATTATAGGAAATGGACCTGAATGAAGAACAAAAAGAATTCCTAAGAGAAAATGCTTCTAGGATTCCTAACTTAATTGATTTAACTAAACAGTGCTTTAGAGATGACTCTTTAGATGGAAGATCAAGAGAGGGTAGGGCTGTTAGGAAATTTCTGGTTGAAAACTCTATCGACTTTCAAACAACCAGTCGCCCTCCAGCAGAGACCATCGAATTCACAGAACAACAAAGTGAATTTATATTACAGCAAGCTGATGAAGGATTGTCTTCATTAGAGATTGCTAGAATTATTTTTTCAGATCGTAGAGTTTCGCCACTGAGCGCAGAGCAAAGAGCGGTATTGGCAGAAATTAGGGCAGTAAACCCAGATATTTTGCCATCTCAGGATAGTGGCGCATTAAATTCATATATTTCACCGAAGTCTCCATCACGAATCATCAAAAAAATCAATGATGCTACTGGGCTGGGCTTAGATGAACCAAAGCTTAATAGACAAAAGCAAGTTTGCGTAGAAAAACTAGGAACCAATCTTTCCAACTCAAGATTTTTAAAAATTATTAATAATTATCTAAACGAAGAGGATAGGGTTCTCTTTGAACATGAGTTTATACGTTTAACGTGGGATAAGCCCGATCTAACAGCAGACGAAATTAATTTATATTTAAATGCCTGTAAAGAGGTAATTAATTTAGAAGTAATTAGCACTCACTTAAATAAGTTAAATAACATGTTTGATGAGGCTGACGAGCAACAAGAAATGTCTATTAGGTTAGCTGAAATTATTAAAGCTAAGAGTTCTGAGTATCATCAATGCGAAACCCGCATTGAGAACCTCACCAAGAAGCTTCAAGGTGATCGGGGGGAGAGGATGAAGAAGATGCAGAAAGAAAATGCTTCGTTTCTATCTATTGTTCAGCTTTTTCAGGAAGAAGAAGAAAGAAAAACAATGGTAAGGATAGCAGAGATGCAAAAAGAAGCAGTGAAGAAAGAAGCAGAGAGATTAGAGGGAATGGCAGAGTGGAAAGCAAGAGTTTTAGGAATTGGTCAACAAGATGTCTTATGATTGTAAAGAGTGTGGCGAGTCTTTTGATTCATTAAGAAGTCTCCACGCACACATAAAGAAACATGGTAAGTTCCTTGGGGATTACTATGTAGACAATTATGCAAGAAAAGACAAACTAACTGGAGAACTGATTGAGTTTAAAAAATACGATCAGTATTTCGCTGCTGACTTCATCAATAAAAGAAATATGAAAAAGTGGTGCAAAACAGCACCCCGAAAAGAGGTCAAAGAATATATTGTAAAATCTTTAAAAGAAAAATTACAAAGCAAGGGGCTTAAAGCTGGACCCCCCTCCACTTACCTACAAACGGCAGGATTGCCCGACATAGATCTCTGCAAAGAGGTATTTGGTAGCTATAGCGAGACTTGTCAACAATTTGGTATGTTGCCCATGTTCTCGGGGCAACTACCAAATGAATTTAAGAACGATTACACAAACACACCTATACTGGTAGACACTAGAGAACAGAAGCCACTGCATTTTAACAATTCTGAGTTTTTAAAATTGGATGTTGGGGATTACGCTGTTGGAGGAGATTTATATGACTATACATTCGTGGATAGGAAATCTTACCAGGATTTCTGTGCTACAATTACTAATGGCTACGCTAGATTCGCAAAAGAGCTAGAAAGATGTAGATCAATGGGATGTATGTTATTTGTGGTTATAGAAACTGCCTTTGACAAGATGTGGGCAACCAATAGGGCGGGATACAAAAAATTTAATTTAGATTATGTTTACCATAGAATGCGAGAGATACAGGCTGAGTATTCAGATTGTTGTCAATTTGTGTTTAGTGGATCTAGACGTAACAGCGAAGAAATCATACCCAAAATTCTTGTTTTAGGAAAAAAACTTTGGACAGTTGATGTTCAGTATTTTTGGGGCAAACAACTTAAAGAAGATGGCTTGGAAAACAGGAACACAAAAACTACACAGAGAGTTCAAAGATATAAATCAGTCGATTCTAAACAAAGAGGGGTATTTGGAGGAAACTGAAGCAAAAGTTTTGCTTTATAAGTTTCTTAGAGAAAATCCCTCCTTTGCTTGTGAACTATTTACTGGGGTAAAATTATTCCCCTTCCAACATATGTCCATTAAGGCTATGATGGAGTCCGACTACTTTTTGGGCATATGGAGCCGTGGAATGTCCAAAAGCTTCTCTACGGGCATTTTCGCGCTATTAGACGCTATTTTAAATCAGGGTGTTCAGATCGGTATTTTGTCTAAGTCTTTTAGGCAGTCAAAGATGATCTTTAAAAAGATAGAAGATATATCAAAAAGCCCCAAAGCAACCTTTTTCTCTCAATGTATCACAAGAGTGTCGAAAATGAATGACGAATGGGTCATGGAGATTGGTCGGAGTAGCATCCGTGCTCTTCCACTTGGTGATGGTGAGAAACTTAGGGGTTTCCGTTTCCAGCGAATGATTATTGATGAGTTACTTCTCATGCCTGAGAAAATTTACAACGAGGTTATTATTCCTTTCCTTTCTGTGGTGGAAAATCCCACGGAGCGTCAAGAGGTATACGATTTAGAAACACAGATGATCGAGAAGGGCAAAATGAAGGAAGAGGATAGAAGACGCTGGCCAAATAACAAAATTATAGGTCTTTCCTCCGCTTCTTACAAATTTGAATACTTATACAAAATATACCAACAGTATGAAGCTTTAATCTTAAATGAGAACAAGCAAGATGGAGCCCACAGGACAATTATGCACTTTAGTTATGATTGCGCTCCCGAACAACTATATGATCAGAATCTGATTAGCCAGTCTAAGGCGACGATGAGCGACTCTCAGTTTGAGAGGGAGTTTGGAGCTATTTTTACTGATGACAGTTCAGGATACTTTAAAGTTAGCAAAATGGCAGCTTGCACCATTCCTGATGGAGAGGGACAAAGTATCGAGGTTGTAGGTAATACAAAAGATGAATACATATTGGCTTTTGACCCATCTTGGTCAGAGAGTGAAAGTTCTGATGATTTTGCGATGTTGTTAATTAAGTTAAACAAGAACACCCGTAAAGGAACAGTGGTTCACAGTTATGCTTTATCTGGAGCTAATTTAAAAACACATATTAAATATGCCGCTTATCTATTAACCCACTTTAATATCGTTGCAGTGGTGGGCGACTACAATGGAGGGGTTCAATTCTTAAACTCTTGCAATGAAAGCGATATCTTCAAAAAGAAAAATCTTAATTTAGGTGTTATAGAAGCAGATTTAGACAAAGCTCAAGATTATGAAAAGAATTTGCGAAGAGTTAGAAATCAATATAATCTAAAAGAGAAAAATATTGTTTTTCTTAGAAAGCCGACTTCTGCATGGATTAGGATAGCTAATGAGTCGTTACAATCAGCATTTGATCACAAAAGGTTATTTTTTGCGGGAGCAGCAATGAATGATGATTACAACAATCAAAGAAAAGCCAGAGTTCCAATAAAAGAATTAAAATTTATTAGAAACGATCCTAATGAGAGAGGCACGAATGGCGCGAGAATGATTGACTTTGTAGAGCATCAAAAGGATATGATGGACTTAATTAAAGTTGAATGTGCATTGATACAAATTACAACTTCTGCACAGGGAACTCAAAGTTTTGATTTGCCACCTAATCTCAGAAAGCAAAGCGGTGCAGACAAAGCAAGGAAGGACTCTTATTCTGCTTTAGTTTTAGGCAATTGGGCTATGAATGTTTTTTACGATATGAACTCAGAAGACATAGGCAATGTCCAGCAAACCTTTACTCCGATGTTCATTTCTTAACTTTTAAAAGTTGAAAGTTAACTTTGGGGTGTAAGATACTTTATATTTATGTCCAAAAGAAAATATACTAAACGCTCTGAATATTGGGATCAATTTAATACTCAAGAGCATCCATCTTATCCGAGTAAAGAAGAGTCGTCTCCTGAGTTGTTAGGAGAACCTTTTTACACTTCAGATGCATCATTTAGCGAAGAGTCCAAAGCAAGAAGGCAGGGTTTAAGCCAATCGAGTTTTAAGGGCTCCCGATATAATAGAGCAGCTTTTGCACAAACAAAAGATAGGTTTTCTAGCATTAGGAGGGGTTTGTTGCCTTATGAGTATGCGGCTGACGGTGTGACTTGTAGAGATGCAATTGAATTATGTCAGAAGGCTTATTCGAATGTGGCGGTTTTTCGTAATGCCATAGATATAATGTCAGAGTTTACAAATACTGATATTTACTTAGAAGGAGGAACTCGCAAAAGCAGAGAGTTTTTTTACGAATGGTTTAAAAGAGTAAATATTATTAATTTAAAAGACCAATATTTTAGGGAATACTATAGAAGTGGAAATATATTTTTATACAGAATAGATGGAAAATTTCAAGCTCAAGATTACGCAAAATTAATTAATCAGGTAGGATCTATAGGAAAAGGAGGTAACAGTATACCTTTGCGTTATGTATTACTTAATCCTTACGATGTAGTCGCAAAAAGAGCTACTACTTTTACTTACAGCGGAGCTTATCAAAAAGTTTTATCTGATTACGAGATAGCTAGATTGGCTACCCCTCAAACAGACGAGGATTTAGCTATATTCCAAAGCTTGGACTTAGAAACACAAAAAGCCATTAGAGACGGTTCCTATTCACGAAAAGGTTTGTCGTTAGACCTCGACCCAAATAAATTAAGTTATTCTTTTTATAAAAAGCAAGACTACGAGCCATTTGCGATTCCTTTTGGGTTCCCTGTTTTAGAAGACATTAATGCAAAGCTAGAACTCAAGAAAATGGATCAGGCAATTACCAGAACGGTTGAAAACGTTATATTGCTTATCACTATGGGTGCAGATCCAGATAAAGGTGGTGTTAACCCAAACAACATGACGGCGATGCAAAACCTCTTTAAAAATGAGAGTGTTGGTCGCGTGTTAGTTTCAGACTATACTACAAAGGCAGAGTTTATCATTCCTGAATTAAACTTAGTTTTGGGTCCAGAGAAATATCAAATTCTGAACGAAGACATTAAGCAGGGATTACAAAACATTGTGGTAGGAGAAGAGAAGTTCAACTCTACACAAGTTAAGGCTCAGATCTTTATTGATAGATTGCAGGAGTCTAGATACGGATTTTTAAATGATTTCTTAAACAAAGAGATTAAAAGAATCGCTAAGAATCTCGGCTTTAGATCATGGCCAGAGGCTAGAATGAAAGATATTGATATGAGGGATGAAGTTCAGCTTATGAGGGCTTCTACTCGACTTATGGAGCTTGGTATCATTACCCCCAAACAAGGAATGGAAATGTTCCATAATGGAAAGTTCCCCGAGCCAGATCAACTTAACGATGCTCAAAAAGACTTTTTAGAAGAAAGAGAGCAGGGATATTACAACCCAATAGTTGGCGGGGTTCCAGTATTTTCTCCGAATGGTGAACCCAAAAAGGAAGCGGGAAGACCAGAGGGGACTACTGATATCCCCCTTGCGAATGCAAAATATTCTAGGGCTGGTATACAAAAGACTATCTATGAAATAGATAGCTTAATTCATGAAGCAAAAGCTAAAATCACCAAAAAACTTAAAGTAGACAGTCTAAATTCAGATCAAGAGGATATGGTCAATAGCCTCTGCGAATCTATTGTTTGCTCACATAGTAAAGAATATTGGGACGAAACGCTAGAATCATGTGTAAAGGATTTTAACGAAATAGAAAATTTGAACACTTTAAAAGAAGTTTTAGATATTTCTGCCGAACATACTTTAGACACATACCCATCAGCCATTTTATATCATAGCCATGAACAAGAATAACTGCGACATCGAAGTATCCATTTCTGCTGAAGAAATTCAAGCGAAGCTGGATAAGAAGCAATACGACAAAATTGATAAAAAAGAACTCAAGCAAGACACTAAAAAAGAAAAAGTCGAGCATGAGAAGGACGCTATCAAGGATGATAAGAGCAAAATCAAAAAACTAGATAAAGGTGCTCCCTCAGAGAAAAAAGACGCAGAGAAAAAGGCTTTAAAGAAAGATATGAAGTTCGATAAGGACTCTGAAGAAAAAATGAAAGCCAAAGCTTCTCCAAAACAAAAATCTGGTTTGGACAAAAACAAAGATGGTAAGATCACCAAGGAGGACTTTGAGTTACTCCGTAAAAAAGGCAAAAAAGAAGCTGATGGTGGATATGGTGGGGGAGACATGAAAAAGAAAGTTACTCCCAAAAAGAGTTATGCTCAGATGCTCACAGATATAGCTGCCGAAAGATTCGGTAAAAAAAAAGAAGTGAATTAAAGGACAGTGACTTCCTTGACCCTAAAAGAAGGTCGTTTCCTGTTTTATCAGCTAGGGATGTAAAAAATGCTGTAAGCAGTTGGGGAAGATATGAGGGCTCCATGAGTTTTGAGCAATTTAAAAGCAAACTCATTAAAAGAGCTAAAAAAATAGGGGCAGAAAGCGCTCTCCCTCAAAGTTGGATGGAGAAAAAGTAATGGATTACAAGTATACTACTACTTTTGAGGCTCTACTGCTTCCTTGTGAAATTGATGAAGCATCTCTAATTTCTAAGGCTTCCTTAGAAAATTTAGAACCTTTAGTTCCAAAAGACATTAATTACGAGAGTAATAAAGATCTTCTAGGTGTCGCTTTTAATGCTGCTGTAGTAAATAAATTTAATAAAAATGGTGATGGGATGGATACTTCTACTGCGGTGAAGTATACTAAAAATTTCATTCACAAGCCTACAAACATAGAACACGACAAACAAAAAGTCGTGGGTCATATTGTTTCTGCGGGATATAGCGATTTTACTTCAAGTCGTTTGTTAGGAGAAGAAGAAGTAAAAACAACTCAAGAACCTTTTAATATTGCTCTTGGAGCAGTTTTATATAAAACAATTAATCCAAATTTTACAAATTTAGTAGAAAAATCTTTAGACCCCGAAGATAACGCTTATCAGAAAGTTTCAGCTAGCTGGGAAGTAGGATTTAATGATTTTGTTTTAGCGGTGGGAAGTGACATTTTAAGTAATGCTAAAATTGTAAGCGATCCCGAGGAAATCATGGAATTACAAGGTAATTTAAGGAGTTACGGAGGGTCTGGAAAAACCGATGATGGAGAAGATATCTATCGTTTAATTATGGGAGACATATACCCATTGGGGATTGCATACACATTGAATCCTGCTGCCGATGTAAAAGGATTATATGGAGAAACCCCCAAAACTAACAAAGTTTTTATAAACGATAAGCGTGATAAAATTTCACAAAATAATAATTTAAATGTAAACAACCAAAAGAACATCATTGATATGGAACTTGAACAGACTCTTAACGAACTAAAGGATCTTCTTAGTGAGAAGAAATTCTCTAAAGAAGCTGTCGCTTCAATGACTGATACTTTTGCAGACGCTATTCGCCAACGCGATGAGCAATATCGCAAAGATATCGAACAGCAGCGATTGGCTAAAGAAGGTAAAATTAAAGAAATGGAAGACCTCAAGTCTTCTGTGGCTGAACTTGAAGAAAAGCTTGGCTCTGCCAACGAGCGGATTTCTCACTTTGAAAATGAGAAAAAAGCCGATGAAGCTGTAGCATCATTCAATCAGCGCATGGAAGATGTTGACGAGAAATTTGAACTTGATGATCAAGATCGCGAATTTCTTGCTTCCGAACTTAAGAGTCTAGAAGATCAAGAGGCTTATGAGGCATTTGCTTCCAAACTTGAAGTTTTGTGGAAACACAAAAACAAAGAAGTTCAAGCTGAATTTGACGCACAAATCCAAGCCCGTATTGATGAAGAAGTCGCAAAAAGAGTCTCTACTGCTTCTGAAGAAGTTGAGGTAGAGCAAGCTCTTGACGATGCTGAAGCTGTAGACGCTCCAGTTGCTAATTCCAATGAAGCTGTTGCTTCTGAGGAGCCAAGCCTTCGCGACAAGTTTAAATCAGCGTTTTCACGCGACAACATTGAAATTTCTTAATTAACACTATAAAATTATGGCATTACGAATTCTACCATTCAGACAATACTCTGATCACGATGTAGTTAACCTCTATTCTCATCTTGAGGCTGATGTTAACGATAACACCATTAGCTCTGGTCGCGGTGACGCTGGCTTGTTTGTTAAGGTGCATGCAGGTAACTTCGACCTTGATCCCATCACGTATCAAGACAGGGCATATCTCGGTAAGAGAGATTATCCTTTTCTTGGAACTGCTGAGATGTATCCCGAAGTTAATCTTAAAATTACAGGAGCCGAAGGAGGCGATCTCCCACTCGGATTAACCCTTTTCCAAACCGCTAAAAACGATGAAAACGGGCAAAAACTTCTTTACAACCCAGAAAAGCAACTTGAGGCACAAGCAATGCTTCCAGGACAAGCTGTTCCTGTAGCAACTAAAGGTGTCTTTACCTTGGCTGCTGCTGCATTCGACGGACCTATCACCGACTATGCTCCAGGAAACAGGATTAAGATCTCTGATGCTACTCCAGGAAAAGTTACTGGTTTCGCAGTATCTGCGTTAACTGCTGGTTCTGGAGCCTTGTTTGAGGAGCAGAAAAGCTTTGGTCATGTTCTCGGAACTGGTCATCGCGGAAGTGTCGGAATTACCACAGATCAATTCTCTGGTAATTATATTGTTGTATCGTTTGATTGTAACTAATTTCAGAAAGGATTTTTATTATGAATATTACTTTAAAAAGAACCCCAGAACAAGTTGAACTTGTTAAGGCTATGGCTTCTCGCAACCGCAATGTTGCATACGAAGCGCAGGTTGCACTGGCTGAGTTTATCGGACCTGTATTGGCCGAAGTTCTCAACAATGCTCCTACGGTCAGCACCTTGTTCAAATCACTTCAGTTTAATGCTGATGATAACCCAAGCATCCCGCTTGATCTCTACTACGACATCTCTGACGAAGATTACGTCAGGATTTGGAGTCAGACTCACGCAGGTGGTCTTCCCAGTAACCAAGTGTTGCCAACCGCTTCTGAATTGAAAGTGGCTACTTACAACCTTAATGCTGCGGTTGATTTTGATCGTCGTTATGCTGCTAAGAGCCGCATGGACGTTGTTGGTAAAACTTTTACTCGCGTTGCACAAGAACTTCTTCTTAAGCAGGAGCGCACTTCCGCTACTTTGCTTATGACTTCTCTTGCAAATGCTACTATTAAGACCTCTCCCCTTACGGGTAATGGTCAGGTATTCCGTTCTGCTCTTGCAGGATCACTCCTCATGGATGACTTTAATAATCTTCAAACTCTTGCGAAGCGTATTAATAGTTCATGGATTGGTGGAACTCCTACCACTCGCGTTCGTGGAATTACGGATCTTATCATGTCCCCTGAGGCTGTAGCTAGCATTCGTTCAATGGCTTATAACCCTGTAAACACCCGTGGTGGTGATGGTGCGGGAGGCGTAGGAAATGCTTCAGACGCTAATCCTCTTGCCGCTCCTGATTCTGTCCGTGAGGATCTTTTCAGGAATGCAGGAGTCAACAGCTTCATGGGTCTCAATATCCTTGAGTTCAATGAGATGGGTAAAGGAGAGAAGTTTAACACTCTCTTTGCGACTGCCGCTGGCGCTACGAATTATGTCAAATTCGACAATACTGCTTCAGCAGGATTTAACGGTGCTACTACGCAAATCGTTGTCGGTGTTGATCGTAGCCGCGATTCTCTCATGAGGGTTGTTGCTACTGATTCCGAAAGCGGAAGCGAAATGACTCTTCTTGCTGACGACCAGTATAGCGTTCGTCAGAATAAGATTGGCTACTACGGTGCAATCGAAGAAGGTCGTGTTGTCCTTGACAACCGTGTCCTTTGCGGAGTTATCGTATAATACGCGACCCCTACATTTAAAAGAAGCCACTCCCTGCGGGGGGTGGCTTTTTTTTTGTAATTTATTATTTAAGTGTATATAATATTGTATGGCTAAAAAGAAAACAGCTAAAAATAAGGAACAGCCGTTTACGGAAGTTACAACAGGACAAGAACAACCTGCTAAAAAGGGCTTAATAGAAGAGCTTGAGGAGTTAAAGAAAAATGGTGAAACTAGCACCGCTAGATATAAAGATCTGTTAAAAGAGGCAGAGGTTATCTTTGGGACTGGAGAGATGAATTCTTTTGGGACTAATGATCCAGATGCCCTTAAGGACAGATTATCTAAAATGAGTAAAGCTGATCTTCAGACCTTTTCTAAAAAAGTAGGGATTAATCCTTTCTATGAAAAAGAAACTGTAATTGATAATATCATGAAAGAATTTCATCGTTATCAAAACAGGACTACAGCTTTTGCGGCACCGCAACCTATTGAGACACCTGTATTAGATCCAAATAACCCTCAACATAAAGAACTTATTGATTGGTTAAATGGATAAACGAGTGTAATACACTATATGCCGAACGTATTAGAAGATCTCGCCTCAGGAATTGTTGTCACTGAGTTTGATAGTGACACGGGTATAGCCACAGTATCAAACGTTAGTGGCTGGCTTTTTGAAAATTTAGGACAAGTAAATACTTATCTTTATACAGATTTTAGTGGAGAGGGTGCAAGTGGAACGTATGGGGTAATGGATACAGAAGCACAGAATGTGCTTAAGGAGCTATACCTTTCTAATTACTACAATAAAGAGGCGAGAAATGCCCTTAGAGGCATTACACACTCTTCCGTGAGTGGAGACAACGTTTTGTCCCTGCGAGACGGTGAGAGTGCCGTTACATTCGTTAATCGCAATGAGGTGTCTAAGGTCTACAGAGGTCTTGCCTCTGACTGTATGGATAAGGTTATACAGCTAGCTTCTCAGTATAATATATACCAAGCTCAACCTCGACAGTTGGGGGGAATAGATGGTAGCGGAGATGGCTACGTTGTAGGATTCCAATACTAAGACTGAAGCTTTTTCTTATCCTTAAGATATTGAGTGCGAAGCTCTGTGTCTTTTTCTGGATTAGCTTTCCTTGCCGCTGCGAACTCTTTTTTAAGCTCACCTAGAGTTTTAGGAGTCTCCTTCTTAGGAATCTCTTTCTTAGGAACAGCCTTTTTAGGGGTTTCTTTTTTAGCTGCCTTTTTGGTATCTGATTTTTTGCTTTGCTTCATTATGAGTTTCTCCAAATTTTTACTATTTCCGCTTCAGTTTCACTTTTACTTCCCTTGTATGACACGTTTGCGAGTTTCGCATAAGTCTTAACTTCTTCTTCAGAAGCCTTCCTCAAAGTGTTCTTGAGGTGCTCAATCGTTTTAAACTTCTCCTTAAGGGATTTGGACCCAGAAGGTTTAGTTGGTGCCTTTTTAGGAGCAGAAACGATAGCTTCTTTTTTAGAAGGGAAAGTTTTTTTATGTGATTTTTTAAAATCCATGATTATTCATGAGGTCCAGCTACTTTAGAAATACCACTCATAAAGAGACCCGCAGCAGTGTCAGAGGGTCCACCAATTTGAGCAGAGAGACTTAAATCAACTGTTTGGTTAGATCCGATTGCGCTAGAGAAGCTTTCTGAGTCTACTTTAACACCTTTAAGGTCGTAAATAATAGCATCGGTTGATCCATTTGGTCCTTTAAGCGTTACCGAGACATCCTGAACACCTGAGTTAAGGGTATCAACAAGATTCATTGCAATCGTTTCATTAACGATAGCACTAATTCCCATGGTTACATTAACAGGGAAGTCAACCGCTCTAGCGAAAGGAAACTTGCTTCCAAGTCTATCAATAGGGCTCCTAGAAAGAGGAACACTAATAGAAACACTTTGAACGTGGGCTCCATCGTCTCCAGCAAGGTCAGCAATAGTTTCCCCTACGATGTTAGTGAGACTTACAGTGATATCACCTGGACGTAATGCTGTGATAGTTGAAGATGCCCCAGTTGATGGAGCAGGTAGCTCAACAACAGGTGTTAATGATGTTCCTGCCTCTTGGTCAATTGCGGGACTGCTAATGCTATTAGCACTAACATCGGAGCGAACGTTTGCTCCTTCAAGAGTCACAGAAACAGTTGGCAAAGATCCTACAGAAAGGTCTACTGAATAGTCACTTAAGTAACAGTTACCAATTCCAATAACATGGTCACTGGCTACAAGAGCCGCTTGCCTGTTTAGGTCTTGGCCATCAGGACCAGTAACAATAAAAGAAT